AGAAAGCCTGAATGGAAGGCTGAACCGTACTGGTCTATGGAGATCATCGAAGATGAGATCCTGCCAGCACTGGAGAAGTACCTTGCAGTCTGGGATGACGATCCGACTCCTCAGTATCTGTACGACAACGATGGAGGTGAGCCTCCCATCAGTGCAGCGGAGCGTCACCAGGCTGCATGGAAGCAGCATCAAGAGATGCACTCCTGACTTCCGTCTAAACAACAAGGGTGCTAGTACACATCTACTAGTGCCCTTTCCTTTTCCTCAACACCATGGCTAACAAAGACAAAGTATTAACGGACATTCGTGGAGGCAATAAATCTATTCCTCTCAAGCGTCAACGTCCTAAATCCAAATCCAATTTTGCATTAATCAAACAAACCAATACCAAATCTAATTAGCCATGACTAAGAAGAAGAAATCTGGTCGTCAAGAAACCTTGCCTGTCAAGGATTACGACACCAAGATCAAATACATCATGGATCATTTCAACTTCACCAAGGTCCATGATGCAATGCTTGCTCTGGACTGGAAGTGGCAACATTCAAATGATCTAGAAGATCAAACTACTCGCGTTCCAAACATTGAACGCATCAAAGAGACTGCCCGTTATCTTCTCTATAAAGCAGCAACAGAGAAGGAACGCCACTGGGGAACAGGTGGTTTTGAAACCAGACGTTTTATGTCGGGTGAACTAAGCCTCATGTTTGTCCTTGCTGAATACCACTCTTGTAACGATTAGTCTCCAGAACAATGTTTAAGATCCTTCAAACAGTCCATCACAATGATGGCAAAGATCCACATCGAACTTGGTATACAACAGAAACTAACTTATATACAGCTTTAGATCTAGTTGAAGAATATAATCAACGTAATCACCAAAGTAATCAAGATGAAAGCAAGATACCAATCACTTATCACATTGAGTACGCACCAGAACTAATGAATGGCTAACCATCCTCAGTTCTTTATCCATCGCAACAAGAACAAATCTCTCATCATCAAAACCATGAACAACATTGAATGGGAATCCAACGACAATGCCAAGGATCTCAGCAAGACTGATGCACCAACCATGCGTCAGTTGGCTGGGATGCAACTTGTCGCCAGGATGAAAGAAGCAGCAGACAAAGCAGGTGCTGGCTTTGTTGGTGGCTTCATTGATGAGAATGGTAATCGCTTCATGATGTCAAACATCAGTGAAGATGATATCCAAACTCAATACATCATGGAAAAACTAGATGAATATAAGCGTGAACTAGAAGAGGATGCACCAGACTGGAAGTAAGCCTACCTTACTTCAGTTATGTACAACGTCTGGAATGCAGCTGCCTATGAAATAACGAACATCCTCATCGAATACAAACGTTCTTTAGAACTTAATCCTTTTATCAAAGCTATCCGTCTCCATTGCTTCCCAGACTGGGTGGCATGGAAGACAGAACGTACCATGAAGAACGTTGACAAACAAATTGCAAAGCTCCAAGAGCAGATGCAAATTGAACATGATAAGAAATATGTAACACCTATCATCAGGGAACACAAACCTGATGAATCCAAGGCGCAACAGCTACTTGGCGGTACATTACAAATCACAGCACCCTGGTACAAACCAGAACCTAAAGAGTGATTCCGTGTACACTGCATGAACCTCTATACCTTCGCCGTCAAGACAATGAAGATGCGTCAATCGCCAGCTGATCAGAAACAAGAACAATTTGTTGAAGCATTACGTAATGTCCATTTCAAAATTACGAACCTCCTTGAGGATCCTCTCTTTATTGATAGTATTCACGGCGAACAAGAGATGGGTCTTGACCTGGCTCTTGACCTCATTGACAACATCATTGCTCGCATCGAAATCAAGGACACCCAGCCTCAAGCTAACTTGATGGATCAACTGGAACGTACTGCAGTCGATGCAACCTGAGACTCATAAGAATCAGTTACATGTAACGTACGAACAGTCCACTCCAGGCTGTGATCCTAAACTACTTCAGCCGTGGTCCTCCTGTATCTGCAGTTGGATCACGGTCTTTTTGCACACAATCCAATGTTCTCACCATCTGAATACCTCACAAATCTCAGGCAGATCAGTCTCCTCAATGGCCTCGTGACGCCAAGGGGACAGATGCCTGCCATCCCTCCAATCCCTCAAATGAATGTAGGGCCTGGAATCCCTGTTGTTGCAACGGTTCCGCCAGCTGGTGGAGAATGTAACGACATGATTGGATTCCTTGCTACCTCATCTCTTGGCCTCAAGATTGCAGCCATCGTTGGTACTGCATTGATTGTTGCCTACTTTGTCAAGAAGTATGGCAAGACAATCCTTACTGGCCTACGTGGCAAGATCCAACAGATCCTTGCTTCCATTGAGAACAAGATCCGCAAGCAACGTACTGTTTACCTGCTTGCTCCTGCTCCATCGATGGTGATCGGCTGATGGTTTACAGAACCAAGGCACATCATTTCTACAAAGGCAATGCCAAGTTTGCCCGCACCAAACAGTTTTGGACTGTATGGCGCAAGGTACGGATGGTCATTGGCATCATCTATGACAGCTGCTCAGTCATCTTGGTACTCATGAGTCTTGACAAGATTTATAAGTTCAAGAGCTGGCGCGTTGTCAAACCATGGCAAATCGCTACCCTTGTGGAACGCATTCCAAAGCTGTTCAAAACCTTAAGACACCACTTCACTTATGGGATCTGACCCTCTCCAGTAGGACCAAACCGATAGGAAAAACTTAAGGTTACCTTCACGTTTGCTTATCGATCCATTGCTACGCTAGTTTGCCTACAAACCCTGTCGTAGCAATGGTTTTCACTTCTACACAACACCGTACTTGGACAGGTTTGTGCCCTCGATAATTAATTACCGGATGGAAAATATCTCCCATGGAATCCAATATGAACACACAAGGAAAACTGGCTTGGGCAATCCTTGCTCAACGACCTGACGGAAAGAGCGAAGTCATTAAGATCACTGATCACGAAGAAGCTGATCAGGCTGTCAAAGAAAACCCCACTCTTTGGTACAAGAGCGGTCCATTTGTGTTAATCTAAGTCCACTCCGGGGATCATCCTCGTCACTGATCCCTGGGGAACCTAACCAAACCTAATGAAACTTCCCGTGACTGCTTACATCGTCATGATGCACCATGCTGATGTAGGTACTTTTGCTCCTGCTTTCCCAAACCTAGACGATGCCATTGAGTTCTCCAATGCCATGCGTCTTATCAATGATCAACTGTGTGTAGCAGAACCAGTCCCCCTGGTATCAACTGTGTCGCCAGGTGTAAGCAAAGTTATGGACTGGGTTGATCACTGATTACGACAAAAGAAAAGAGTAAGAATCTGTGTTATCTTGTATCGAGGTAACACAGATTTTTTATGGCAGTCGTACTATCCGTTAGTATCCCAGATGATATGCACTCCAGGTGGAAAACATCTGGACTTGATATTAGTCCTAGTGCAATCTTTCAAAACGCACTTGAGTCTCAACTTACAGAAACAAATCAACAGCTAACTTACTGGAGCAACCGTGCATTAGCTGCTGAAAAGAAATTGAAAACCATTGAGAAGTTACTACTTGCCAATGATAAAGAAATTAAGAAGTTCCTTTACTTTGATGAGATGTGATTCTCCTTACATCTCAAACCAACATTGTTCGGTAAGCTACAATGAACAATAAATAACAAGGCACATGTCCGATAGGTCGTACCTTACTCTTACTGACGATCAACGTCTTGATATTGCAAGCCTCTTGACGACCTTGAAAGGTATGGGTATCGTCCGTAATGAAACAGATTTCCAGCGGTTTATCTCTGGTTGTTTCTTCCGTGGTCTTTACGAATACAAAAAGGATTTATCCCGTAATGACTGCTAAACTGTTTCAACGACACGCACTCAACCAAGATGCAAAAGGAATTTGATTCCGTCGATCTCGACAAACTAAACAAGATCCACTCTGCTATTGGTTTACCTGATAAACCTGAAGGATACGTAGAAGATAAAGACGACGAGATTATCGAACCTGATGTGGCTCGTGAATGTGGTGAATGCAACCTATGCTGCCACGGCTGGTTATATGCTGAAGTCTTTGACCAGGTTCTAACCTATGGTTCACCTTGCCATTATGTTGGCTGTAATGGATGCACCGTTTACGAACAACGCCCTGAAGATCCATGCCGCGTTTACAAATGCGTCTGGCTCCAGGATGGAACGTTCCCTGAATGGATGAAGCCTAGCCAATCAAAGCTGATTGGTAGCTGGCGTAAGTGGAAACATAACGGCGAGCTAGAAGATTACATTGAAGTATGTGAATGCGGTGACATTATTCGAGGTCGTGATCTTCAATGGTTGATCACTGCATCCAAAGAACAAGAACTGAACATCATGTATATGGTGGACGGTAAGCGTTATGCAGCAGGTAGTGATGCATTCGTCAAATGGTTTGAAGAAGATTTCGAGTGGCTATAAACAAACTATTAAGACAATATAAATAACTTAATAAATAATTAAATCTATTTGAAGAGGCTGGCAGTACTACTGACTAGCCTCATTTTATTTTGCAAACAAATCTCAAAAACATTCCCCTTGGAGAACGGCCCACCGCCACGTAAGAATATTAGATATATACATAACAATATAACTAACAATAGATACATATGTACCAATACATACTCCAATACATACCCCACCTAATAGATAAAAAAATGGACCGGGCACCACCCCAGTCCAATTCCTACTTTGCACACACAGCCTTCAGTATTCCTTTCTGAAGCTGCATTGCCAGTCTAGAGCGCCGCCGCTAGTATTTGCAAGCAAACGGCGCAAATCCATTGCACACGTACCATGCCCTTTCAATTCCAACCTGTTCAGCTCCTTGAACTCTCAGAAGCTGACGCCCCTTCCATCGATGTTCAAGATGGAAAGATGATCCTCACTGCACAACGTGGTAACGAGCAGATCCGTATCACTGCTCCTCTACATCACGTCATGCCCCAGGTCAAGGCAACTGAAGTCAAGATGCCAAAGACCCGACGCAAAGGTGTCCCACTTCCTGGTGGTGATAAGCGCGTTGGTGAACTCAACGGCATGGCTAAGCTCAATGAACAACACGTCCGTGAGATCCGTCTCATGATGAGCGATCCAAAATTTATGGCCAGCTTTCCTTCCAAGCAAGCAATGCTAGAAGAGATCTCAAAAGCTTATGGCGTTCACGTGGCAACCGTCAGGAACGTCATTGAAAACGTCAGCTGGAAGCACGTCAAGATCTGATGGAAAAAACGTACAGTATCTTGGTTCAGTTCGGAGATGGCAAACCCATGCCATCTAAGATCAGAGCAAAGAATGGAATTGATGCACAAGATAAAGCACTTGCTGCTAACCCTGGTGCACGTTCCATCCGCGTTACTGGTGTCTTAGATATCCATCCACCTAAGGCACCACGTATTGCCAAGACAAAGCCCAAGGAGCCTGAGCATCCATTGTTTACTGATGTTGATCAGGAAACAATGAATAGTTATCTCAGGTCTTCTCCTCAAGAAAGTAAACTACAGGTTTGCCACCAGCTCAGGAGAGCAGGTCTCACCTATAAAGCAATTGCTCGGCAGTTGGGTATGGGTGAAACAACAGTCAGAAGTTGGATTAAAAACACACTTACTTCTTGACATCTAGTAGTAGTATAAAGCAGCGTTAGTTGCTTTTATGGAAACCTGTAGTGAAGATGGTCTCACCGTTACCTTTAACGATGAGACCAATATTTTTACGTTTGAATGGGATGAAGAAACCCATCCAGAATACAACTTTCTTAAAGATTTGACCGGTGATGATTTTGCTACCATGATGCGCGAGTACCTTGCTACTTTGGATACCCCAACCAATGGCTCCCAGTCTGCCTCCAGTCCTGCCTAAGTTCAAACCAGGTGATCGCGTAGCAGAGCGGCCTAAAGCTTCTCTGCTTTCTGCGGTGCGCACTGAAGTAAGAGAATCAATCAAACAATACACAACTCACAGACGTGGTGTTGTGGTTGATAACACAATCAAAGTTCTTACTTCAAGGAATGGTCGAACCAGTAGGGTTTGTTATGTCAGTATCCTTTGGGATGGATTGAAAACTCCTTCTCAACATTCACAGATGCGCATCTGTTTGGAGTCTGAATATGAAAAACTCCGTGAAGATTACTATTCACTAATGGAATAAATCACATGACACATCCAATCATCCCATCTGCTAATCTCATTCTCCAGTGGCGTGCACAATGGCAGAATGATAACGAAGAAATAGAACTAACTAACTTGATTTACCAAGCTGCTCGCTGGGGTGCTGATCAGGAACTAGAAGCCTGTTGTGATTGGTTAGAAAGTAACCAAGCTGTAGATCCAGAAGAAACTGTAGAAGGACTTTACGATGAACGTCGTGGTAACTGCTTAACAGTTAAAGAGCAGGCGTTACACGCTCTTGAAGTTTTAGTAGAAGAAGGACTTGATAAAAAGTCTTACGACGTTATTCTTGATGCTCTTGAATCTTTACCCGATTAAAACCATCACAACCAACAACAATGAGTGGTAAAGCTAGGCGTGAATTTAAGGTTGGTGATCGCGTTAAGTATAACAAAAAAGGAATGTCAGGTCCTCTCTCACCAACAAGCAAACCTCACACAGTCTTCCCCAGTCGCTTAGGTGAAGTAACCGGAATCTTTATTAAAGAAGATAGCAAAGGTTACAAACGTAAGTGGATTCAAGTACTCTGGGATGGTGCCGTCCGTTCTAGTGATCACGCTAGTCAACGTTTAGTTTTTGAAAATGAGGAATGCTAAATGAGCATTGTTGAACTCATCTGGAGAACGCCAGATGCAGAAGCTTTAATTACAAAGATGGCTCGTGTCTCTGCGCCAGCTAACGAAAATAACATGGAGACAGCTCCTAAGTTGTTACGTTATCTGATTAAGAATGCACACTGGTCGCCATTTGAAATGGCAAACATGTGCGTAGAAATCCACACAACTCGTGCTATCTCTGCTCAGATCTTACGCCACCGCTCATTTTCATTCCAGGAATTTAGCCAGCGCTACGCAGATATTAATCTGCTTGGTTCAACCTATGTTCCTCATTTACGTCGTCAAGATCTAAAGAACAGACAAAACTCTGTTGATGATCTTGATGCAGAATTAACTGGTCAATTTTACAGGCGTATCAGTACACTCTTTGAAGAGAGTGAACATCTTTATAAGGAGATGGTAAGCAAAGGTGTTGCTAAGGAATGTGCTCGTAGCATTCTTCCCCTTGCATCTCCGACTCGTTTATACATGAATGGTTCCTTACGTTCCTGGATTACTTATCTATCTCTACGTGAGAAGAATGGTACTCAAATGGAACACATGCAGATTGCAAAAGATATTAAAACGATCTTCTGTGGGCAGTTCCCCATCATTGCAGAGGCCCTGGGCGGCAGCGACCCCTGGGAGATTTAATATAGATGCTTCCTCCAGGGGCAGCCCATGGATGACGACAGCCTGAAGACAGCTGCTCTTGCAGCTTGGTTAGACATTGTTTACGGTGGACAGGACATGCGAGAGTACACCTACTCCCTGCGTGTTATCCGTCGTGCAATAGAGAAAGTACCAGAACATATAAAGATTACAGAATCTGATTAACTGCCTGGGCATCCTTTGGAGTAAGTCCCAGGCTTTGTTGTATTTGCACACACCACGATGGACAACACAACCCAAAACAAACTACCAAAGGTTCCTGAAAAAGCGCTTGAAGCTTTGAAGGCTGGTATTCAATCTGTTCTTGACTCGAAGGATTGGATTGGTTTTCTTTCTGCCATCAGGCAGATCCATGATTACAGCTTCAATAACAAGCTCCTGATTATGCTTTCGCAACAGAAGCGTGGCTGGCCGTTCAGCCCACTTGTTGCAGGCAGGAGTAAGTGGAATGAGAAATTTAATCGGCAGCTTAAGGAAGGAGAATTTACCAAACCGATTTGGATTCTTGCGCCAGTCCTTATTGACAAGCGCGACGAGAACGGCAATGTCATTCGGAAGTCGGATGGCACGCCCGAGAAGCTTGCTATTCGGTTCCGTGGAGTCAAGGTTTACGACCACCATCAAACCCACGGGGATCCAATCCCCGAACCAGATACCTCCACGATGTTAGCCCAATTGGATCAGAATGCTCCGGCTGAAGTGCTCTGTGGCATGTATGGTGTTGCAGAACGTCGCTCTGTTCAAGTCCTCACCATTGGTGAACAGGAACTAGGTAGAGCACTAGGCCGCTGCTGGTTTGAAAATAGTGGTCGCGCCAGTAGAATTGAACTGCGTAGTGACCTGAACACTGCAACCATGATCAGTGTCCTGGCCCATGAGCTAGGCCATGCCATCCTTCACAACCGTGATGAGTACCAGGAGCATGACTCGTCCTCGATCAAAGAACTTGAAGCAGAGTCAGTCGCGTATCTTGTTTGTTCTTATTACGGTTTGGATCTTGGTGGTCGTAGCTTCCAGTACATTGTTCATCACAACGTTGCGTCTGATGATGTCGTAGCTGACCTACTCAAGTCAGGTGATCGGATCTTCCGTGCTTACCAGGAGATCATTACAACTGTTGATCAGTTAGTTCACCAAGAAACCAAACAGCTTCTTGCTGCTTGAGTTAAGAGCTAAGCCGTGTGTGGAACCACGGCTTTCTCACTCTCTCAGCTTGGACCAAGCCTCTCGGAGCAAGGTCTTAACCGCAGCTAAGATGCGGGTAACGCCCATGAAGTATAAAGGGCAACAGAATTTTACCACCAATGAAAGGCTTTATCGCCACGAAAGAACAACAAAAACAAGCAACCTATTGGATTGCTTGCTATGCCAAGAATAATGAGGATGAACCTATTGGTGTCACTAAAAAACTAATCACTTACAAACCAGGTCAAAGTAAAGACAAAGCAATCCTCAAGTACTGCACAGAACTTATGCAGCTCAACCGCACCATCTGGGAAATCCTTGTTCATCAAGGTCCAGACCAAGTGCCAGAGCACGGCGACCAGATTACACATCGTCTCAGCCGTGAGCGCTTCCAGGGCTCGACAACCAAGATTTAACCTTTTATAATTTCTTTGGTTCTGCAGACCACACCAGTGGCCACTGGTTACTCATCCAAGCGGATGATCGCCGATATCACAGAGTGGAAGCTGTGATGTCAGACAACGATGAAGCAACGAGAGGAGTAGGGGCCGACCCCTACTTAATATCCGTGAACGGGATCCTCTCTAGCTTCAGAGTAACCCGCCAATTTGGATTGGACGGTACTGTTGACCGCGATACCGAAGCCACAGCGTAGGCCGGTGCGCTAAATTCCACCAGTTACGATTTGCTAAAGCTTCTTGCTCCTTAAAATAAGGAACACCCCGATAAGTTAATTGAGTCATGGCTGCTGCCACATACTCTTAACTATAAGAATTTGTATTAATTACTACAGTTTATACTGCAACACTAAGTCTTAAGTTAGTATTAAGAATTAGAAACAACATCTTGCTCTGTTAATTGATTTTTCAATTCAGGTTGTCCAGAAACAACTAGATCATAGTGATCCTGGCTAAAGCAGATTCCACTATAGTCTTTAGCTACACAATGAGGTTCAACACCGTTGAGCCATTTCTGAACTGATAAAAACACGCCGCCACCAGGTCCAATAACAGCGCCATGTTTATTGTTTGGTTTAACTCTAATCACATGGCCACGTGCTTTACATACTCCCGATTCATCAACTTCTAATTCTTCATCTGAGTGTAGATACTTTCCTTCAAAAGAAAACTTAATATGACCACCTAGATAAACTTCATAGCTATCAACATTTGGGTGAGTATGTTCAGGAATAATTACACCTTCCGGTACAGAAAACATCTGTACTTGATAAGGTGCTTTCCTATAAAGCAATGTTGAAGTAACTTCTCCGATCTTCCATACACTATTTGCTTTTGGTACTGCCCAGGTACACGGCATTTCTTTTAGCACATACTTTAAAAAAACTGACAGATCGTCGATCTTCATCTTTAAAGATTAAAACTTTATAGGTACTATAACGGGGCGCAGCCGCACCAATGAGGGCACGGCTGTTCAGTTACCAGCAGAAGGAAACCACAAAAACTTCTGCTCCCCAGGCCTGACGTGGTTCTTCTTCGGCCCGTTGTTATAATAGGTTCTATGTGCTTTACAAGAACCTTACCATGGCCTTATTATCTAAACCAAAAATCATAGGGAGAGTAGCCTGTGATTCCGGTTCAATCGCTCTTGTTGATCCGTCTTATCTCGAAGTATCAGCCACAGATACTGTTCAGCTTCCTAACTGGAATCTGTTTACTTCTGTTGATACTGAAGTTGGAGATGGAGAATTTGTTGTCTATGCTCAACGTGACAGCCGTGGCTGCTTGCGTCGTGTCATCATTGAAATTGAATGACTTCTGCAATTATCTTTCTCTTCTGGTTCTTCGTTAATATAATCTTTCTGTTTAACTTTAATTTACCTGCTGGCTACCTTGTCGTCGTCAACCTATCGTTTATAGTGGCCAGTATGCTTTCAGATTCTGAGCAACAGAACCGTCTATGACCTTACTGCTTGACCCTAGGCGTGAACCTAACCGCTGGCTTGCTGCCATGTTTGATCACCTTATCCAAGTAGGTGATGCTGATTCTCTTGAATCTTTACGATCTGGTTACTATCAGCTATGTAATGTCATTGAACCTGGGTTGATTGAGAGCCTGTTTGAACCATGGATTGAAGCATATCTTCAAGGACTCCAGGATAAAAGTCAACCCGAAAACATTCAAAATATTGTTGGCCCACCAAAGGAGCTGATGGATCTTCCGGAACCACTGGAATAATCCGTCCCATCTCATATAAAGGATCACCAACATAAGGTGGTCGATGCCACCAAAAACGTTTCTTCTCCAGGTCTGCAATAGCATCTGGATTATTTTTTGCCCAATAGTAATAAGCTCGAAACTGTTTGTCGGGTTGACTGGATTGACAATCAAGATACAAACAGTCGCCCGGTTCTAGAACCCAACGCATACGTAAAAGAACATTGCAAGCTTCTATCAAAGGTTTAATGCCACCTTTTCCTGTGAGGTGGCTTTTCATATTGTTAGTTCTTTTGTTTTTCTTTTCTTTGTACCAGTCATTAAGTTGACGTTTTGACTTACTAATACCTACATGAACTTGCCAGATCCAAGCATCACCTGACCATGGTTTTAATGGCGTAAGAACAATCTTGCAGTACTGTTGATTGATCTTAAAAGTAGTAGTGCTACGCTTGCGGCATACTCTATAGGTCATGATTTGGACGATCTAATTCAAACAATCCAACAGGATCAGGAGCTTTGGGATATCGTAGAACGCCTGAAGAATCCTGATGAGGATCTGGAAGATTTCTTGCTCAGCATAGCTCATATGTTTTCCATTGAGTTTCAAGAACTTCATAAGACAGATCTCTCTGACAAACTGGCTTCTTTGTTTGGTGGACTACCAAGCAAGTCACTGATCATGGCACCGATGCTGCTGCACATTGCATTGGATATTTTTCTAATGCGTGCCATTCCCGAGCATTTAGAAGAGGTGTGAGATGCAACGCGGTTATGTCCTGTGTAATCACGATCTATCCCACGTACTTTGTTTCACGCCAGGGAAAGACGGGGTTGTTTTAGAAGATGTTAGCAGTACAAAAGTACTGAACAAAGCCATGTGCTTGCATGATCTGACAGAAGCAAAAAATATTTCACAAAGACTTCAGGATAAACAGCTGACAGCTGATCTTGAAATTGTTAACGTAGCTCGTCTCTACAACAAGTTCTTCTGATCCAGTACCAATATGAGATTAGTATTGGACCTTGAGAGTAATGGGTTGCTTCCAGAAATGGATACAATCCACTGCATTGTGCTGCGTGATCTTGATACTGGTAATATCATTAGCTGTGCTGATCAGCCTGGTTATCACAGCTTAGAAACAGCATTAGATTTTATAAAAGAAGCAACACTAATTGTCGGTCATAACGTTATCAAGTTTGACCTTCCTGCCCTTAGAAAAATATATCCTTCTCTACAACTTAAGTCAGGTGTTAAATACTACGACACTTTAGTTGTTAGCAGGGTTATGTGGCCCGAACTAGAGCCAGTGGATGCCTCTAAGTTCTCTCACATCCCTCGTAAATACTTCGGTCGCCACAGTCTTGCAGCATGGGGTGAGCGGCTTGGTGTTAGCAAGATTAACTTTAAAGAAGAGAGTAAGAAAGATGATGAAGAAGTTAAAGACGTGTGGGAAAAATGGACACCAACAATGCAAACTTATTGTGAAGGTGACGTAGAAGTATCGACTAGACTATATGAATATCTTTCCTGTCAACATCTTGATGTTAGGTGTAATGAACTAGAGCATGAATTTGCTTTAGTAATGGCTAGGCAGGAAGCATTTGGGTTTCCCTTCAATGAAAAGGCAGCCTATGCGTTGGTCAACACGCTCAAAGCTCGACGCTCTGAGCTTGAGGATCAACTCCAAGATACCTTCCCGCCAATCGAGGAAGAGCGCTGGTCGGAAAAGACTGGCAAACAACTTAAAACGAAAGTTACTGTATTCAATGCTGCTTCCAGACAGCAGATTGCAGAGAGGCTTCAAAATAAATATCCGGAGATTCGATTTGAATCGACTGAAAAAGGGAGCCCTAAAGTTGACGATGATGTTCTCGAAGTGCTGGGTCAAAAATACCCAGAAGCTAAGTTGCTTGCAGAATATCAACTGTTTAACAAAAGACTTGGCCAAATTGCAGAAGGCAAAGAGGCGTGGTTAAACCACTGTAAAGTTTATAAAGATGGCCGTATTCATGGCGAAGTTATTACTAACGCTTGCATTAGCGGCAGATGCAGCCACAAGCGTCCAAATATGGCCCAAGTCCCCAGTGTTGGTCACGCTTTTGGAGATGAGTGCCGGGCTCTGTTTTATGCTCCTGATGATTGGATGCTGGTTGGTACTGATGCTTCTGGACTAGAACTCAGAGCACTGGGTTCCTGGCTTGCTTACTTTGATGAAGGTGAGTACGCCAGGCTAGTTAGTACAGATGGTTTTGATATCCACACATACAATGCCAAACTCTTTGGGATCTACGATGGTGTGGGTGAGATCAGCAAAGCAACTCGTGATCTTTCGAAGCGGCTTATTTATTGCATCTTGTATGGTGGCGGTGCAAAAAAGACTGGATCCATTATATCTCCTGATGAAGATGCCGATACCCAATACAAGCAGGGTAAGAAAACGATTGATACGTTTTATAGGAACTTACCTGCTATCAAGAAGCTTAAAGATCTCATCGAAGAACGCATTACGCAACGCGGTTATCTTACTGGTATTGACGGAAGAAGGTTACAAATTCGCTCTAAACATTCGGCACTCAACCAACTCCTCCAATCCACTGGAGCAATTGCAGTAAAGAAAGCTACTACTATTCTCTATGATGATCTAACAAATAAAGGATTAGTCTTTGCAAAAGACTGGGGCTTTGTTGCTCATGTCCATGATGAATATCAATCTTTAGTTAAACCACAATATGTAGATCTCTATAAACAATTAGCTATTGATTCTTTTAGAAAATCAGGTGAGTACTTCCAACTTAAGTGTCCACTAACAGGTGAGGCACGAGTAGGAAAGAACTGGAAAGAAACTCACTGAAATAAAATAGAGAGATACATTATCATATTGCCGTGCATCTTCCTGACAGCATTGATACGGATCATGTTGTCATCTTGCAGAAGATCGACAAGATAATCCTTGCTGCAGAGGAAAAAGAATATGACATTGGCTTTAGGCGTCGCCTTTATGCTCTAAGAAATCTTGTTGTTCACCACTCAGGTAAAGCACAAGACTTTAAAGATGAGATTGAAAATCTTATCCATAAAAATAAGAACAAGATTTTGATTGTTGGTGCTTTACTTACAAGCTTAATCTTTATCCCTTATTTTGTACTAACTAGGACAACATGGTTGATGCCAAGACCAATTACTTGTAGGGAGTTTCCTACTAAAAGTAATCTGTATCCAGGCTCAATTCAGATCTGTATTAACGGTGTTACTAAAGCTTATTCTGTACAGAATGGTGACGTTGAATTAGATTTAACTTTTCTCCAGGCTCCTCGCCAGCGGGTGCAGATGGATGCTGTCTTCTGGATTGCAGATCGGCTTGGTGATAAAACAGTTGATTATAAAGGTGAATACAATGTTGAGCGTATTAGGATCTACCACAATACATTACTTGTGGAAGATAAGGAAGAGAAAGTTAGTGCCTGGTTGAATCCAATTGTACCTGTTGATGTACAACTTCCTCTCTGGTATTATGTTCGCTCTCTAAGGAATACTTATAACTTTGATCGTATGCCAGTGGAAGAGAAATTAACCAATCACCTCAAGCGTGTAGGTCCTCTACTTGCTGGTGTTGGCAGTATTGCTCTTACGGTTTATCGATTTATACGAGCGGGTCGTACTATGGCTTAATGAATTCTTTGCTTGTGCATCAATGCCAAATGATGCAAGCGTTGAAGTAAACACAGCTGCTACAAATGTAGGATCCATCTTTTCTAACTTGCCTGCATAACCTAAGGTTAATAATGCAGAAGACCAGAACAAGATAAAGATTCTAACAATTGTGTGAGCAGATAAGTTTTTACTTTTTCTTTCCGCCATTCTTAGCTTTACGTGCGGTTGCATTACCGCTGTTTTGCTTGGCATTCTGCCTGGCAGTTGCCTGCTTACCTTTTTTATTTTTGGGTTTGGACATATTTAATCATTTCTTCTCTTGCTATTCTATGGGATCTGAGTACAGTGTTCACGAACTCCACCAACCAATGGAACCCCAGCGCATCCGCGACATCAAAGCCTCCCTTTACGACATGTCAATGGAGGAACTTCAGGACATGAGTGATGATCTCTCAAATCTCATCTCAGTCTTAATTACACGCCAGGTTGCAGTGGAAGATGCAATCTTGGATCGTCTAGAAGCTGCTTTTACCAGAAGCTGATGGATGCTACAGAACACCGGTGGCACCAGCGTTTCATGCGATTAGCGCGTGAAGTTTCCACCTGGAGTAAAGATCCTAGTACACAAGTTGGTTGTGTATTAGTTAGAGAAAAGAAAGTATTAAGTACTGGATATAACGGTTTTCCTAAAAACATTAGTGACAACTTAAACCGTCTTATTGATCGGGAACAGAAGTATGAAATCACTGTTCATGCTGAAGTTAATGCCGTCACTTCTGCTGCCCTTCACGGTGTCAGTACTGAAGGATCTATTGCTTATGTCACTTTCAACCCATGCTCTCGCTGTGCTGCTGTACTTATCAATGCTGGTGTGGTATCCGTCTATAGCGATGGAGCCGCACCAATCCCTAATCGTTGGTTAGAAAACTTCATACTTGCCAGCAAATTACTTGCTGAAGCTGGCGTACACTACGACACAATCGATCCTCAATCTGAGATTCCCTGATGAACACCCTACTCGCAACAGCTTCTTACGTTGGTGAGAAATTCATGGATAACGGCCTCAGGTTCATGCAAATGAATTTACCTAAGGTAGGTAACTCAGGTGCAATTGCTCCGGTATTTGTTGTACCTAATAAAGCAGCTGGTGAAACATTTGATGTGTTCCAACCAGGAGCAAACCTTTTAGTCAGTGGTCGTTTATATCCAAATCGCCAGGACTACAAGATGTATTTAGTTCCTAATCAGGTCATTCAAGTTGCACCTCCTACTTTGGTTGTTAATCAAGTTAACCTTGCTGGTGGTGTTGGTTTTATTCCTGATCAAACTAAAGAAGATCTTTTTACATTTTCATTAATGTGCTCAGCTCCTGCACAGCAGATCCTTGGCCACACCTGGGATGACAGCCTGTCCTTCCGCATGGAAGCGTGGGGTGATGATGCCAAACGTATGAGCGCTAACCTGCATGTCGGTAGACAGATTGCTGTAACAGGCGTTCTTCGTTACAACACCTGGACAACACAAGATGGCCAACATCGTGGCATCTATCAGGTGCGTGTCAAGAGTGGTACTTATGCTTTCTTTGGAAAGAATAAAAAGAAAGAGGAGGAGAAAGAACTGAGGGCTATTAACACGGGTAATCGGTTTGAGTCGCCAGCAGCTGTTGTGGCTGAGCCCTATCAGTCTGCAGTTCAGTTGCCACCACTGCAACAGGACACGCCTATTACCACAGCTGGTAGCACTGACGACATTCCTTTCTGATTACTTTTCTTAATACTCGATGACATTCTGATCTAGCCTTTTCAGACTAGGGTGGGTTGGGAACCTGGTTGTAGTCACTCCGCCTACAACCCTTTCATCTTCAGGCCAGTGCCAGCATTTGCTGTTCAGGTGCAACTCCTGTTCTGAAGACCGTCCCATAACCTGACTGTAATGTCTGTACTTGATCGTTACCTAAATACTGAAAAGTACCAAGGTGAAATGCGCGATCTGGTTAATGCCCAGATCCTTAATGACAAATCACAATGTGGTTTGTTCCTCAAAGATACTGCACTCTCTCGCATTGGTTGGACTGGTAAAGTTAGCCAGTTTCCTAAAGCAGAAGAGTACACCCACACCTATAACAATGGTGACAAAAACGATGGAATCTTTTTCAAGACTCCTCGTATGGTCATCCTCCACTGTGGCTTCCGTAAGGACGTAACCTTCATCGAGAACTCTGATAAGGGTCAGATTGAAGGCATGTATCCCCGTGATGCATCCGTCTATGACGAGTGGGAAGTAGCTAACCCTGGTAAGCCCCACCCTTATCGTCGTCGTCGCCTCATCCTCATGTTCCTGGTGGATGAGAATGGTGTTGCTGTGCACAAGAAGCCACTGATCCTCTCGATCCATGGCGGTGCATCCAACCTGTTCTGTGATGCTTACTCCACGTTCATTGAGCAGTTGGAGTCTGCTTTTGCAAATCGCATGGGTCTGAAGTCTGCTGCTGGTTTTGATGCCAAGCAGAGTGCTGCTGCAATCTTCACTCCGACATTTGGTTCACAGCTGTATGGCGGTGAGCGGGCGAAGAGCTGGATTGCTTACCCTGAGAAGTGGGTTACCCCCACTGCTGAGAAGGTCGAGGACTTCTTCCCTAAAGATGCATCTGACATTGACTTCATTGAAGATGTTTGGGAGACCTGCCCTCCTACCGTTTATGCAGACAGCTTCTTCAAGCAATGCGAGAAGGAGATTGGCTACCATGCTATCAAGCCTGGCCTTGATTTCACGCTGCCTCCAGTGGAATCCAGTGGTGCTAGCTCCCGTGTCCTGACCGGTGCACGTGATCCAGAGACAGGTGAGATCGAGCTTTGAGCTAGACTCCTAACGTGGATTGTTCAGCCGCTCCTTCGGGGGCGGTTTTTTATTCTTGATAATATTTCCTAACTACATCTGCTTCTAAATTTGCTAAACGATTAATCAAACTTCTAATAACTGCCTGGCGTTGTACTGCTAATTGCAAGAGCTTCAATGCACCTGCTCGTAGTACATCAGGATCCTTTGCTGCTTCTAGTTCCTTCGTTAACTTTGTTAAGAGAAACTCATCTTCTAAAGAAAGATCAAAGTCATCAGGGTCAAACTTAAATTCAATTAATTCAAAGCCAGACATTATTGACATGGCATAATGTTCAGTTTAAACATTAAACATTTAACGTCAAGTAATTATTGTTACTGCGCTTGACACCACAGGCTGAGATCCTAGACTGCTACTGGCTTCTCGGCTCTCAACTACAATGGCAAAGAAATCCTTAAGCGGCAACATTCACAAAGAAGCCGTTCCCAAGCGCACTTCTATTGGCCATGGCCGTCGCAAGCGCGGATCTTTTAAAAGGTCCAAGCAGTATCGCGGCCAAGGCAAAGGCTAATTGCCAGACCTGAGTAAGTCTTAAAACTGCTCTCGCACACACCACCACAACGTAATGACCGTAACGGAAGCCCTTCTCTCAGAAGCTCAGCGTCTCGTTTATGGACGCAAAAGAATTATTGATTCCCTGTATCAAGAAGATCCAGATAAGTTCAAACTTTTACAAGCAACTGATATTCAATCGATCTCTCTCCAGGAAGATCTTGTTTGCTTAGATCTTGCAGATACCCAACTCTATATAGAGCGCTCAAAAATCCTAAAAAATTTCTGGGAGCACCGTACTCGTACACCTTCTTACTTTGATTACAAGATTTGGAGCCAGGCACTAACCTCTCGGCCCTGGCAAGGCACTCCCATTGCTGCTCTTGATTACGGTCCTTCTACAACTTCAGATGCACTGCAGCCTCTGCTAGGTCGTCCTCCCCGTATCCAAACAGACAAAGATGGCGTGCAGAAGCTTTACTTTGTCATGGAGAAAGAAGAGATGTGTAGCTGTGGTTCATGGGACCAGCTACACACGCAGCGCCAAGAGTTGGAAGAAGAGTTCAAGCGCTATACAACCATTCAGTTCAAGCCCATCTGTAAGCATTTGCAGTGGTGTTCAGCCAACATGATGCTTCATGCTCTGCGGTTTGAAGCCAGGGAGAAAGAGCGTGAGTACAACCCACGGATCTGTGTCTACTACTTTGATCATCGCCGTGGTCTCCTCCTCTATCGCATCACTTACGATGGCCTGAAGGATAAAGGTCAGTGGCTGCCGGTTGCTGGTTGGAAGGAGAAAGCTGTCTATGACAGCAATCACATGCCAACTGGTGCTTGTTGGGAGATGTTTACCAATGCACTCACACAAGATCCTCCCTTCAAATTGTCTCCGTACTCACAGACCCTTGGCGCTATCATGAGTTCCACCCGCGCTAGGTAATTGGATTACTTCACCACAGCAGCAATCTGGCTTGTCATGGGTTTCTGCTTTGGTGTTTTGCTTTACGAATTCTTTGCAGGTCCACCACCCCGTTTCTAATCATGGCTGACAAATTGAGCCTCATTCAAATTGCTGAATCCATCCAGCACATCGGCTTTCTTAAGGACATGCCTGACATCCCAGAGGATGAAAGGGCAATGCTGGAGCAGCATCTCGCTGATCTTGCTTCTCGCCAGGAGTCCAAGTTTGATGCCATCATTGGCATGATCAAAAAGTGTGATGCTTATATCGAAGCATTACAAACTGAGCTGAATGAAGTAAAAGAAAACCTTGATGCTTGGAAGAAAAATAGAGAGAAGATGGTTTCTATTATCAAGTTTGCTTACCAGCAAAATCTCATTGATAACAAACCAACTGGCCTTAAGTATCAAGCTACAATCCGTAAAGTTAAGCCACGTCTAGTGGATAACTTTGATCATTGGGAAGAAGAAGATCGCCAGGAGTTTGGTCTTCGTAAGACCACAACAATTACACGGATCAAAGACAACACTGTCCTTGATGTAAAGCAAGAAGATCTTCCTGATAAAGATAGGATCCGCCAGGAGTTAGAAAAAGATTCAGGTGCTGCACCTGGTCCGTCACAACTTGTTCCTGGTTTCTCCTTTGCTTATGAACGTCGTAAGCGCTTAGCAACTTGATTCAGTAAGCCGTAATGATTGGTTGGGTGTTCTTACTTGTTATTAGCTAAAAACCCTTGCAACAATATAATGTTGTATGGTTTGATGCTTAACAATGCTAGTTATTAACCCTATACTTAGAGCACCCAAACAAT